CTACTCAGCATACATTAAGGAGAAAAATGAAATATTGTATAGATATAGAAACGAACGGACTACTTGATACTTTAGATACAGTACATTGTATTGTACTTAAAGATATAGACAGCGGTAAAATTACAAGTTGTTTTGGCAACGACTACAAAGAACTAATTGCTGTAATAGAAAAAGCAGAGTTATTAATTGGTCACAATATTATGGCTTTTGATATTCCTGCTTTAGAAAAAGTTTTAAAAGTAAATTATAAAGGTAAAGTGTTTGATACACTTGTTGCTACACGTTTAATATGGGCTGATATTAAAGAACGAGATTTTGCTAGAACTAAAAAAGGTTTTCCAACTACAATGATTGGTAGACATAGTTTAAAAGCTTGGGGTTTTAGATTAGGCATATTAAAAGATGAAATAGAAACTGATTGGCAAGAGTTTACAATTGAAATGTTAGAATATTGTAAACAAGATGTACAAGTTACTCATTCGTTGTACAAAAAAATTATAGAACAAAACTACTCGCAACAATCATTAAAGCTTGAACACGACATACAACGCGCTTGTATCAAAATGATGAATAATGGTATTGGCTTTGATGTAAAAGCTGCACAAGATTTAAATAGTAATTTAAAACAAATTAGTAACGACTTGTTAATTGATTTACAAAAAACATTTCCGCCTTGGAAAGTTGAAACTCCTTTTACACCTAAAGTTAATAACAAAGCTCGTGGTTATGTTAAAGGTGTTCCAACAGTTAAAGTAAAAGAAATAGAATTTAATCCCGGTAGTCGCGATCACATTTGTAATAGATTAAAAGCAACTCACAATTGGAAACCAAAAGCATTTACAGCAGACGGCAAAGCTAAAATGGACGAAGAAATTTTAAGTAGTCTTAAATATCCTGAAGCTAAATTACTTTCAAAATATTTTTTAGTAGATAAAAGATTAGGCATGTTAGCAGAAGGCAAACAAGCTTGGTTAAAACACGAAACTAAAAATAGAATACACGGCAGCATCAATGCTAATGGCGCTGTTACCGGTCGAGCGACACACTCTAATCCAAATATTGCGCAAGTGCCAGCACCTTACGCACCTTATGGACCAGAGTGTCGAGCGCTATTTGTTGCACCTAAAGATAAAGTACTTGTTGGTTGCGATGCAGCTTCATTAGAATTGCGTATGCTTGCACACTACATGTCAAAATATGACAACGGTAAGTACGCCGATATTGTAGTTAATGGAGACATACATACACACAATCAAGAAATGACTGGTATTGAAACTCGTACACTTACAAAAACTTGGACTTACACATACTTGTATGGTGGAGGTAATGCAAAGCTTGGTCAGTTATTAGGCAAGTCTGCTGCTGAAGGTAAAAAAATAAGAGAAAAATTTTTAGCAAACGTTCCTGCAATGGCTAACTTACAAGAAGATGTACAAAGTAGAGCTGAACGAGGTTATTTGTTTGGCTTAGACAAACGCAAAGTACCAGTACGCTCAACGTTTAGTGCATTAAATGCTTTGCTACAAAGTGCAGGATCTATTTTATGTAAGCAATGGATTATAGAATTAGAAGATATGTTTGATTCAGAAACAAAACTTGTTGGCTGGATTCACGACGAAATTATTATTGAAACAACGCAACAAAAAGTAGATGACGTCTCTAAAAGAGCAGTTGAGTCTATTCGAACAGCTGGAAAAAAGCTGCAACTCAGAGTTGAAACCTCAGGTGACGCAAGAGTTGGATCGAATTGGGCAGAAATTCATTGACCGCAAAATAGCAGTGCGCGTTGTACAACTCAGATACAGAGCTAAAAAATTAAATCTTTCTTTTAACTTAACGGCTAAGTATCTAATTAAAATATTCCCAACTAATTGTAAGTGTCCTGCACTTGGCACTGATTTTAATTGGTTTGGTGAATACAACCTTGTCCCGACTGTAGACCGTATAATCCCCGAGCGAGGCTACACGAAGGGCAATGTTGTTTGGGTTAGTCAATTGGCTAACTTAATAATGAGCAGCGCCCACCCGAGTCAAGTTATTCAGGTGGGCAAGTTTGCAGAGAAAATATTTAAAAAAGCTTATCCAGAGATGAGCGAGGATTAAAACTTTTAGTACTTGCCATACCATAGCACCTACACAAATGACTTAAAAAGGAGACTTAATGACTACACTATTAATTGACGGAGATATAACGTTATACCAAGTTGCTTCAAAATGTGAAGTAACTACAGAGTGGGACGAAAACTTATTTACACTTCATTCAGATTTAAATGAAGGTGTTAAAGTTTTTAATGACGAAATAGATAAAATGTGTGATGCACTAGGAACTAATGATTATATTATTTGTTTAACTGGAACTAAAAATTATAGAAAAAATATTTTTCCAGATTACAAAGCTAATCGTAAGTCTAAACGCAAGCCTTTAATTTTACACCCACTAAGAGAATACGTTGAAGATCATCACAGAACACATTGCGAAGACAATTTAGAAGCCGATGATTTACTTGGTTTGTTTAGTCAAACAAATAAAGATTCAATTGTTGTGTCCCTTGATAAAGATTTAAAAACCGTACCGTGCCGACTATCAACAGACGGCGAAGAAGTAGTTACAATAAGTAAAGACGAAGCACGCATGCATTTTTATACTCAATGTTTAACAGGAGATTCTACTGATAATTATAGTGGTTGCCCCGGTATTGGCCCTGCTAAAGCAGCTAAATTGTTAGAAGACACTGATAATTATTGGGCAACAATTGTTGAAGCGTACACAAAAGCTGGCTTAACTGAAGCTGACGCATTAGTACAAGCCCAACTTGCATACATATTAAGAAGACGCAAAGACTATAATTTTAAAACGCATAAGGTAAACCCATGGCAACCAAAAAAAGTAGCATAGATCCAGAGCATTATAATCGTCACGCAATACAACCAATTGAATTTATCATGAAAAATAAATTATCGTATTGTGTTGGCAATATTATTAAGTACGTTGTGCGCCACCAGTACAAAAATGGTGTCGAAGACTTATTAAAAGCAAGACAATACATAGATTTTTTAATTAAAGAGTGGGAGAACAATGAAAAACAAAAATAACAGGCACCTCTATAGGAATAATCAACAAACCGAAGTTGAAGAAATTGTGATGCCAGATACAATCAATGATCTTATTACAATACTCGACGAAACATTTCCTTCTTTTAATCCGTCATTAGACATGAAGTCCGATGAGATTCGATTTAAAGCCGGACAAAGAAGTGTAGTGGAATGGTTACTTAGACTTAAAAAGGAACAAGATAATAATGTGTTTAGGCGGTAGACAAGCAGCTGCACCTGTAAAACGGGTCGGCGGTTACGACAAAGATCACTACAACGGCAACATATTTGATCCAAAGCCTGCAAGTGAAATAGCTAAAGATATCACTATTAAGAAAAAAGAAGTTAAGAAAAAAGAAACAGATAATACAAGCGCTAAATTAAATTCTGGTTTAGCAAAAAACAATTACGCAAGTAGTATGAATCAATCAGGATTAACAATAACTTAAGGAACATTATGTGTAAAAAATCAAGACCTGCTCCACCACCGCCACCAATTGAAAAAATTGATCCGGTAGTAAACAGAGCAAGATCAATGGAAGATCAATCGCCTGAAATCGAAATACAAGGTGATGATGAGCTTTCCGATAAAGCTTCTAAAGCCAAAAAGAATAAACGAGGAACTAAAAAACTCAATACTTCTTTAGGTACCGGCAGTATGACCAACAGTGGTCTTTCAATCCCCAACTAAAATAAAAATTTATGTATTTAGATAAGACGGCAAAAGAGCGCTACGAAGCTATGCGTGAGTATCGCGAAAACTTTTTAAATAGAGCTCGTGAATGTTCAGAGCTTACTTTACCGGCAGTATTGCCTGATGACTCAATGACTCACTCAAGCGAGTTGTATACGCCTTATCAATCAGTTGGCGCCAGAGGCGTAAATAACTTAGCATCAAAATTATTGTTGCTTTTATTACCACCTAATCAACCCTTTTTTAGACTAGTTACTAAAGGTGAAACTAAAGAGCAAATTGAACAAACACCTGAAATGAAAACTGAGATTGAGCGTGGACTTGCAAAAATTGAACGAGAAGTAATGTCAGAAATAGAACAGCTTGCAATACGTGTTCCTGTATTTGAAGCTTTAAAACACTTAATTATTGCTGGCAATGTACTAGTACACATGCCTAAAAAAGGACCAATGCGTGTATTTCCGTTAAGTCAATATGTTGTGCGTCGTGATCCTGAAGGCTCAATATTGGAATTAGTTGTAAAAGAGTCTGTTTCGCCATTGGCATTTGAAGAAGAAACAAGAAATTTAATAATGCAAAATGAGCAAGATATTGTTTCAACAAAAGCAGTTGATGTTTACACAAAAGTTTGTTTAATAGATAAAGATAAATATTACGTTTGCCAAGAAGCCAACAATATTAAAATACCAAAATCAGAAGGTTATTACAAAAAAGACGATGTTCCGTGGAATGTTTTGCGCATGGTTCGTATGGACAACGAAGACTATGGAAGATCTTACGTTGAAGAGTATCTTGGAGATTTAAAATCTTTAGAAGGTTTATCTCAATCACTTATTGAGTCAGCAGCAGCATCATCAAAAGTTGTATTTATGGTTCGGCCAAACTCTACTACTAAAAAAAGAGATTTAGCTGAAGCACAAAATGGTGACATTATTACAGGTGCACAAGACGATGTTACAACATTACAAACGGATAAACAGTACGATTTAAGAGTAGTTGCAGATGCTATTTCAAGATTTGAAGAGCGCATGGCTTACGCATTTTTATTAAATACTGCAGTGCAAAGAGAAGCTGAAAGAGTTACTGCTCAAGAAATAAGATATATGGCAAATGAATTAGAAACTGCTTTAGGCGGTGTTTACTCATTGTTGTCTCAAGAATTTCAATTGCCACTTGTGCGTTTGTTAATGAAACGCATGAGCTCAAAAGGTCAAATACCAAAACTGCCTTCAGGTGTAATTAGACCAACAATTATTACAGGTGTTGAAGCACTTGGTCGTGGAAACGACTTACAAAAATTAAGAGAATTTACAATGGAAATACAACAAATTGCTCAAGTAAATCCAGAAATTGTACAGATGCTTAATATGACTGATTTAATTCAGCGTATTGCAACTGGTCACGGTATTGATACTGAAGGCTTAATTAAGTCTCAAGATCAATTGGCTCAAGAAGCCCAAGCAGCTGAAGAAGCTGAAACCAATAATCAACTTGTTGATACAATGTCAGCAGCAGCTCCCGGAGTTGCATCGCAAGCAGCAAAAACAACAGGTGATATAATTAAAGAAGAAGGAGTAGACATTGGTTGAACAAGTAGAAATAAAAACAGAAGAAGCTACAGCAGAAAAACCTGAAGTAGTTGAAACACCAACAACCGAAGCAAGACCTGAGTGGTTACCTGAAAAATTTGGTAGCGCAGAAGACTTAGCAAAAGCTTATAGTGAGTTGGAAACAAAACAAAGTCAAAAAACAGAAGCAACACCAGAAGCAACTACTGAGTCAAACGATTTAGAAATAGATCAAGCTGCTGATAATGCTGTACAAGCTGCTGGATTAAACATGGCAGATTTGCAAAGTGAGTATGACACTAATGGTACGCTAAACGAAGAGTCGTTTGCTGCATTAGAAAAAGCCGGCATTAGCAAAGATTATGTTGATGCATTTATTGCTGGTCAAGAAGCAATTGCAAACAACATTGGAAACGAAGTACGTGCCGGTGTTGGTGGTAATGAAAGTTACAACGAACTTATGTCATGGGCAAAAGACTCGTTGCAACCAAACGAAATAGCTGCTTACAACGACGCAGTTAATTCAGGAAACTTAGACACTATTAAACTAGCTGTTGGTGGACTGAAAGCAAGGTACGATTCAGCTAATGGAACAGAGCCACAATTAGTGTCAGGTAAAAATGCGCCCGATGCTGCAAATGGTTTTGAATCATGGGCTCAATTAACCGAAGCAATGAAAGATGCACGTTACGCAAAAGATCCTGCATACCGCGCTGAAATACAAAAAAAGCTATCTACTAGCAATTTATAGAAAGAAAACGTTATGGCAAAAAAAGGATTATATGCAAACATGAATGCTCGCAAAAAAGCTGGCACTTCAAGATCTAAGTCGAAAAGTACAGTAAGCAAAAAAGCTTACTCAAACATGAAAAAAGGTTTTCCTAAAAAATCTTAGTTGTGCAACCTTATTAGGTGGCAACCGCGGAAACATTAATTGAGTGTAATACACTTGACCCTCTACGGAGGATAATCTTGAATAAAAACTGAAATAAATGTGGAAGCTTTTTTAAAACAAAACCAAAAGAAAAGGAAATACGATTATGGCAAACGCTAGCCCCGTAAGTGTGGGTAGAGTCAATGCATCCGGATCTGAAGACGCTTTGTTTCTGAAAGTTTTCTCTGGTGAAGTACTTACTTCATTCGAACAAGCTTCAGTTACAGCTGGTGCTGAAATGGTTAGATCTATATCTAACGGTAAGTCAGCGACATTCCCTGTTATGGGAAGAGTCGGTGCGGCATATCACACAGCTGGTGCGGAAATCACTGGATCAGACGTAAACCACAACGAAAAAGTCATTACTATAAATGACTTACTACTTAGCTCTGTGTTCTTATCGAACATTGAAGAAGCTAAAAACCATTGGGACGTAAGAAGTGCGTACTCTACTGAAATTGGTAGAGCACTAGCTTTTCAAAAAGACAAACACGTTCTACAAACAATTGGACAAGCTGCGCAAGGCTCAGCAAACGTATCAGGCGGAGACGCTGGTACTGTATTAACTAATACAGGTATCGCTTCTGCTACTGCTGCTACTGCTGCTAACGCAATGATTGACTCATTGTTTGATGCTGCTTCAAATCTTGATTCACACTACGTACCAAAAGAAGGACGTAAGTGCTTTATCAGATTAGAAGAGTACTACAAACTAGCTAACGCTACAAACGCTGTAAACATTGATTTCAGCGGTGGCGCTAATGGTGGTGTTGCAGAAGGTAAAGTAATGAAAGTTGCTGGAATTGAATTAATTCCAACACCTCACTTTATATCTGCTAACATAACTACTGGACAACCTGATGCAGGTACTTCAGCTTCTGTGTCAAATCCACAAGCTGTAAACCTTAGCAACTACGTTGCACTAGTATGTCACCCTTCGGCTGCTGGAACTGTTAAATTAATGGATCTAGCTGTTGAAAGCGAATATGATATTCGTAGACAAGGAACGCTAATGGTTGCAAAATATGCTATGGGACATGGTGTATTAAGACCGGAAGCGGCAATCGGAATTAAAGAAGCGTAAGCTTTATTATTACGATTATACAAAGGGAGCAGTCGAAAGGCTGCTTCCTTTTTTTTATTAAGGATTTTTATGACATTTAGAATTACTGCAACAACAGAATTACAAGCCGTTAACACACTGCTTAGTATTATTGGTGAAGCTCCAATTAATACTATTACAAACCAAACAGGTGTTGACGTAGCACAGGCGATACAAATTTTAGATGAAACTAATGTTGAAGTGCAATCAAGAGGCTGGCACTTTAATACTGATACAAACAAAAAAACTACAATTGATGACACTGGTAAAATTCCAGTGGCAAGTAACGTTGTTCAGCTTGATGCTGCTAAAGGTTACACATCACAATACAATATTGTTTTAAGAGACGGCTTTATTTACGATTTAGAAAACCATACAGACCAATTTACTTCTGCTCCAACAATTGACCAAATTACAATACAAAAGTTTGAAGCAATTCCAGAAGTATTTAGAAAATTAATTGTTACACGTGCTGGTAGAAAATTTCAAGCGCGAGTAGTTGGCTCAACAGAACTACAAGCTTTTACAGAGTTTGACGAGCAACAAGCTTTAATTGATGCAGAACGAATTGATGCAGCAACAGCCGATTACAACATTCTAAGAGACACTAGCCAAGTTTTTAATATTATTAATAGAACAGGACGCAGAACTTATTAATGGCTTTAATTTCACAAAGTATTCCAAATTTAATTAATGGAATAAGTCAACAAACGGCAACACAGAGAAACATTACTCAATCTGAACTGCAAGAAAACGCTCAGTCAAGATTAGTTGAAGGACTTACAAAACGCCCACCTTTAGAGTACAGTGCAACCCTTGCAACTAGTGCTACTTCCATATCAAATTTATTAGTTGGCATACAACGTGATGCTGACACGGCATTTACTGCATTGTTTCAAAACGGCGATGTAGATGTGCATAATTTAAGTGGCGTTGAAAAAACAGTTAATTTTCCAAATGGCAAAACTTATTTAAATGCTTCTAATCCAGAAGACATGTTTAAACACGTTACTGTGGCTGATTATACGTTTGTTGTAAACACTTCAATAAAACCGCAAATGTTAACTACTGTGTCAGCTGCAAAAATTGAGCGTGCAATGGTATACGCAAAGCTTTCAAACTACGGCGCAATGTACGAAGTTAGAGTTAAACACCCAAGTATGAGTTACGAAATTGGTGTTCAATTTCAAATGCCTACTGGAAATGCTTATGACACTGATGCTAAATTTAGAGACACTTCAAAAATTGTAGACATACTTTGTTTTGGAACTGGATCAACGCACTGGTCGGCTACTGCAGACGGTATTGGTTTTAAAACTGTGCGAACAGATACTGGTGCAACATTAAGTACAACACAAGGTCTTAAAAATTATTCAGGAATTACAAGTTACTTTACAACAGTAATTTACACATCAGTTTTAGATATTAAGCCAACAGACGGAAATGCAAATTATACAGTTAAAACTGCTGACGGTTACGGTGGTAAAGCAATGTATGCTGTAAGAGACGAAGTACAAGATTTTATTGATTTACCATTTTATGCAGCAGATGACACTATTATTAAAATTACTGGAGATCAAGGCGACAATTTATCAGATTACTACGTTGATTTTAAACAAGAAGGAATATGGGAAGAGTGTGTTGGTCCGGGAGTTAAAACAAGTATAGATCCGGCAACAATGCCTCATGCTCTTATTAACAACAACAACGGAACATTTACGTTTGAGCAACTTACATGGGGTCAACGATTATCAGGCGATGAATATACAAATGCGGATCCAAGTTTTATTAATGTTCAAATTAACAATATTGTATTTTATAAAAACCGATTAGGCTTTTTAAATGGAGAAAATATTACACTAAGTGAAAACGGCGAATACTATAATTTCTTTAGAACTACTGGCACTGATACACTTGATACAGATCCAGTTGACATTGCTGCGTCGTCAATGCAAGTGTCAACCTTAAAACATGCAGTAGAGTACAATGAGCAGCTTTTACTATTTTCTGATACTACACAATTTATTTTAAAATCTAGCGACGGAACACTTACGCCGTCTTCAGTTTCAATTGACGCAACAACAACGTTTGAGCATGATGCAGCTAACGAGCCAATACCTGTAGGAAACTATATTTATTTTGTACAAAAGCGCGGCGAGTTTTCTGCAATACGAGAGTACTACGCTGATAACGACACTTTAACAAATGACTCAGTTGATATTACAGCTGGTGTTAGTACATATTTACCAAGTCAAATAAAAACGTTTGCTAGTGCTCCAATGGAAGACACAATGCTATTTGCAAAAGACCAAGAAATTTATGTTTACAAATATTTTTGGGATTCAAATGAAAAAATTCAAGCGTCATGGTCTACATGGAAATTTGATGTAACAATTGTCGGAATGTTTGTTGTTGAAAGTACTATTTATTTGTATGCCAATGACGGAAGCAAATTTAAATTATTTACAATTGATTTACAAAATTTAAAAGATGACTTATTAACATTTAAAGTTGCTTTAGATCATCGAGTAAAAATTACTGGTGGATCTTATAATAGTACTACCAACAAAACACAATTTACAATGCCATACGGCGAAAAAACAAGTTTAGTGGCTGTTGATGCTACAAATGGTGCTGACTTAGTAATTTCAAATTCTGGTGCCACTTACTACGTTGAAGGCAACCATGCATCAGTTTATTTTGGTACACAATTTCTAACTAAATATAAATTTTCAACTTTTTATTTAAGAGAAGAAACAGCAAGAGGAAGTATTGCGGTTACATCAGGCAGACTACAAGTACGCAATATGAAACTTGATTACCAAAACTCAGGTTTTTTTACAATTGAAGTAGATCCAGCAAATGGTGATACAAGAACGTACACTTTTAATGGGCGAATAATTACTAATCCTTCATTTTTACTTGGCACACCAACAATTTTATCAGGTACATTTAATATTCCAATTTTAGCAAAAAATGATGCACATGACGTTACAATTAAATCAACAAGTCATTTACCATTTCATTTAGTTGCAGCTGAATACGAAGCTTTTTATAATAGAAGGTCACAACGAACATAATGGTTGCGTGGGTTAGAGATTCCAAATTAGCTGATGCGTACGAGCTAAGCCATAATTTAAGAGAAATTGATATAGAAGAATTAAATGCTGGAAGTGACACAAGTCCAATTGATGCTTTGCTTGGAGGCTTTGGAGGCAAAGGCACAAAGACAAAAACAATTATAAATGAAGATAAAGTTATTGGAATGTTTGGTGTTGGAGATTGTCCGCATTATGAAGAGTACGGCGTAATATGGTTGTTAGGAAGTGACGGCATTGACAAAATTAATAAACAATTTTTAAAAGAGTCTCGTAGATACGTTAACGATTTACAAGAGCCGTATGAAGTTGTTTACAATTGGGTACACCCAGCAAATTGGAAAAGTTTAAAGTGGCTACAATTTTGTGGCTTTGAAGTAAGAGAAAAAAGAAAAATAGGAATTAAAAATCAGGAGTTTTATTTAATGATAAGGGAAAAATTAAATGTGTGATCCAGTTACACTCGCAGCAGCAACGTTTGCAGTAAATGCAGGCTCGGCGGCAATGGAGTATCAAGGACAAAAAGATCAAGCTAAAGCTCAGGAAGCAGCAAACGCAAATGCTCGAATAAGTGCTCAAGAAGCTCATACAGAAGACGTAACAAGAATTGAAGCAGAACGCATTAGAAACAATGAAGAAGCTGCAAGAGAATCTTTTAAAGTACAAAGAGAAAAACGCGCAGAACTTGCAGCAGCTAGAAATACTGCTGGTGAAGGTACTGGTATGATGTACGCGATGCTTAGGGATATAGGTTTTGAGTACGATATGGATCAGAACTTGCTTGATTCTGGCTTAAGTGATGCAAACATTGGCTATATGAATGCACGAAAAGATGCTTATGCAGCATTTAGTCGTAACTACAATAATCAGCCTGCAGTAAATAAACCAAGTGCCGCGGCGTTTGGCCTTAAAATTGCTGGCGCTGGTTTAAGCACAACTGCAACTTATAAATCTGGAGGCTATGGAAAAGTATAATGGGTTATCAATCAACATTTAAAGGCCGAACTAGTGTTAGTCAAACTAACGAGTTGATGCAAATTGCAGACGCACTAAGAACATCAATTACACCGGCACTAAATAAATATGCAGATTATAAAGGCAAAGAGATTACAAAAAAGACAACAGATGAAGCTGAAATAGCAGCAAGAGAAACTGATGCAAAATCTTATGCAGAAGCAGTTAAAAATAAAAAACTTGACGGCACACAATCACCATATTGGCAATCAGTATTTGATAATCAAAAAGGTAAAGCTTACGGAATACAATATGGTATTCAAAAACAAAATTCTTTAAATGAGTGGCTTATGAGTAACAAAGCCGACGATGAAAATTGGATAGATAAAGACGGAAGTCAATATATGGCATGGAGTCAAGATTACGATATTGAATATTTTCAAGGTAACTTAGCTGAAGAAAGCGTTTTCTTTAAAAAAGGTTTAGATGCTTACGTTACCCAAACAAATATGAATTTAGGAAGCTCATATTCATCAAAAATGCAAACAGAGCAAAAAACTATTATGGCAAAAAACCTAGATGTTATTTTAACTGAATCTTTTTATCAGCTTGCTGAAACTGGAAGCGTAGAAGAACTATACGAAGCAATGAATTCTGAAGGCGCAAATTCAACAGTTATTGCTGGTATGTCCGGCAGCGAGTTTAATGCTATTGCACTATCATCAGCACAAGCTGCAATTGAAAGTCTTACAATAAAAGGTGATGTAAATGCAGATTACGATAAAGCATTTGAAATAATTGAAGCAGTACAAAGTTACAAAAGAGATAACGGGTCAACTTTATTTAATTCTGAAACAATACAAAAGTGGTCTAGCATAGAACAAACTTTG